TCAGACGGCGATCAGTCCATGGTTCCGCAGCGCCGCCAGGATCGCGCGCAACGCGACACGCGCCTCTGCATCGACGGTGACGCCCCCGACCGGGTCGGTGATGGCGGACTGTCTCGGGCCGACTACCGCCGCTCCCTCGATCACCAGCACATCCCCTGTCACTCGCCCGACCGTCCAGCGGACGCCGTCGCACCGCGCCTCGACGCCGTCCGCCACGCTCCACGCCACCAGTCCAGGGCGCGGCGCCACGAAGCGCCATCCGCCGCCGGTCCATCCCGCGATCGCGCCAGGATGACCGGCCCAGGCTCCCCCGGGTTGCCGCCCCACGATCCAGCAGGCCCCCGGCACCGGATCAGCAGGCGGATTGTCGAGGCCCACCGCCACCACGCTGGCCTGCACCGCAAGATCCAGCAGCGCGAGCGCCTCGTTATGCGTCATTTCCTTTTGCGCCTGCCCCGGCGCGATCAGCGGCAGCGCCAGTCGTTCGGTCTCGTCCGTCATGCTCATCCTCCCACCACGATCCTGGCCGGCGGCGAGCCCGCCAGCGTTCCCTGTTGCACGATCGTCACCGTCCATGGCCCGGCTCCGGCCTGCCCCGCCGGAACCGTGATTGCAGGCACATCGGTCTCGATCGTCGGCCCACCCTCGCCCAGCGTCACCCGATAGCGTTCGCGCTCCTCGCCCAACGGTGCATCGGCGCCGTCGAGCCAGCGCCAGCCGAGACGGCTCCGCCGCGTCCAGCGCAGCCGGATCGCGCCATCGACGGCACGGTCCGCGCGGACCGATACGGGCGAGGGAGGCGCGACCGACCGGCCGGTGATCACCACCTCCGCGCGTGCCGGCTCGGGGTCGCCCAGCCCGGTCGCCATGACCGCCACCGACGTGCCGATCGCGCTGGCCGGCAGGTCGATCGTGCGGATGCTCGCCGGATCGAGCAGCACGAAGCGGTCGCCCGCCACCTGCGCAGCCACGCCCTCCGTGCCCCGCCGCCCGCGCCACAGCTCGCTCAATCGCCAGCGCCCTTCGCCGAGCGGAGTCGCCCGCCCGAACTGCACCAGTTCGTCCCCGGTCAGGGCCAGGTTGGCGCCAGCATGCAGCGCGCGGACATCGGCGTCACCCAGATCGAGATCCGCGCGCGTCAGCCGCACCACGATCGCATGATGCCGATCGACGAGGGTCGCCGGCGCGGGCGGCGCGGGCACCTCGACGGACCCGACCACGCCCGGCGCGGCGGTTCCGCCCGCCTCCTGCCAGCTCGCTCCGCCATCGGCGCTGACGAGCAGCGCAGCCCCACGCCATCCCGCCCCTTCGCCGCATGCGACCACCACCAGCCGCGGCGCTTCGAGCAGCCGGTCGTCCAGCGCCGGCAACTCTGCGACGTGCAGGATCGTCCGCCCGGCGATGCGGTCGGGCGACGCGAGCACCCGCCCCGGATCGGCCGCCAGCACCGGCGGCACGGGGGCGAGCGGCACCAGCGTCACTACGGTCGCCCAACCCTCCAGCGTCGCCGCCTCGACCCGCCAAAGCCCCGCCTCGCCCGCGATCGTCACAAGCCCGCCCGGCACCACCGCCAGCCCCTCGATTCCCAGCGACAGCGTCCGCCGGGTACGGCCCGCCTCCGCCCTCGCCAGCATCGCCGCCGCCATCGTCTTGGCGGCGGGGGCGGGCAGCACCGCGGGCATCTCCACCCGCTCCTCCCGCGTCCCCGCACCCGCCCGCACCGCGCGCTGCACGCCCGCCTGATAGTCGCGCGCGGGATCGTAATGGCCCAGCGTCAGCACCCGCGGCACGCTCGCCACCGGCGCCACCGACCGGCTCCGGCGCGACGCCCGTGCACCGGCCACCGCCACCGCTTCGTCGCGCAGCGTCATCGCCGCCCCGTCCCGCCCCGCCAGCCGCACCCGGCCACCCGCGGGCGCGAACCACGCATCGCCCGCCTCGGCCAGCAGCTCCAGCGTCGCGCGCACGGCACCATCACCCGCCGCGAAACCTCCCAGCACGGCCCCACCGGGCGCTGCGTCCACCTCCGCCGCCAGCGCCTTCGCCGCCGCGCCGACCGCGATCCCGCCCGCATCCGCCTCCACCTCGAAACTGAGGGAGGGTATCCGGTTGCCGAAGTCGGCCAGAGCCAGATCCTCGAACACGACATAGGCGCAGCCGCGATGCGCAGGCGCCATCGCGCCTTCCGCCGACGCGATCAGCGGATCGGGCCGCTGGGCTTCGCCGCCCAGGTGCACCCGCATCCGCCCCGCCGCCTTCAGGTCGCCCGCCGCGCCGCGCAACAGGTTGCCGTCCGCCCACACCCGCGCGACGCCCCGGATCGGTCGCGCCGACAACAGCACCGCGAACGACGCGCGACAGCTGTAGCGGGCCACGTCGGGCGCGCCCTTGGCCCGCGTCACCGCCCGGCTCTCGGTCAGGTCGGTGGACCAGATCACCGTGCCCGCCACCCGCACCGTCCCGAACAGCTTCGGGATCGTCGCGCCATAGCTCGACGCCTGCACCCTCAGCTCGGCCAGCCGCGGCCCCTCGCGCCGTCCGCGGCCCAGCACCGCGCCATCGATCCGCCGCCCGGCCAGCGCGCCCAGCGCCGCCCCCACCGGCCCCGCCACCGCGCCGCCGACCGTCGTCAGCACCAGCGTCGCCATGCCTCTACCCTCCCATCCGCCACGCCGCGACCAGCGGCCACGCCAGCGCTCCCGGCCGCATCACGACCCGGCGCAACCCGGCATCCGCGTGGACCACTCCGCCCTCGACCCCGACCACCAGATGCAGCTGCCCCGCGCCCGGCCGCACCAGCAGCAGCGCGCCAAGCCCTTCACCCCGCGCCAGCACCGGATCGAGCAGCGCCGTCACCTGCCCCACATCGCCACCGCGCAGCGCATATCCGCTCGGCACCGCGACCCGATGCCCCGCCGCCGCCAGCGCCACCGCCGCCACCCCCACGCAATCGAGCCCATGCGCCGGATCGCGCCCGTGCAACCGGAACCGCGTTCCCACCAACGCCAGCGCCGCCGCCGCCGCGCGCTCCCCCGCCCCGCTCATGCTCCAGGATACCGGGTGAGCAGGTCGATTCCCGGCAGGAACGGCTCGCCGCGAAAGTTCACCGCGTTGCCGAACCGCCCCGCACAGGTCGCGATCGACTTGTCGCACCCCTCCGACACCTCGACCAGCGTACCCGCCGTGACCGCAAACGGCGGCATAGACGCCAACACCACGCGCGCCCCCTCTGACCGCCCGATCGCGCTCTCCAGCCCGCCGCTGCCACCGCCGAACCAGCGCAGCCGCCCGCCGCCATAAGCATTCGCCCCCATCTCCGCCCGGTCGAGCACCAGCGCATCGCCCTCCACCGTCACGATCCGCGCGAAACACCGCCGCCCCGCCATCGGCACCCGGCAGCGCTGGTCGCCCAGCGTCGCGCGGCACTCGGGCGCGGTCTCCTCCGCCACCGGCCGGTCGAGCGCCGCGGTCGCCCCCGCCAGCTCGGCGGTGAAGCCGCCGCCCGTCAGGCTGACCGCCCCGATCGTCCCCTCGCCCAGCTCGACCCGGCCGCCGCCGCCGGTCCAGTCCACCGCGAACATCGCCACCCGCGCCCCGTCCCATCGTCCCGCGAGCAGGTCCGCCTCCGTCACCCCGTCCGCCACCAGCGCGCCGGTAACCTCGGTCGTGTCCGCCTCCAGCCCCGCACTGCGGCTGATCGCGGACGGCAGCATCCCCGGACTCGCCCGATGGAGCAGCCCGTCGATCAGGAGGTCGCGGTCATGCGCGGTCAGCCCGATCGCCACCCCGTCGCGCCGCTCGATCCGCCAGCACAAGGCGACGGTGGTCAGCGTCTCCGACAGCCAGCCGCTCCCGCCCTCCTCTGTCATCGGCTCTCCTCCCGCACCTCGACCAGCGGCACCGACGCCGCCTCGCCCGCCAGATACGTCGCCCGGTTCACCGTCAGCCGGTCCTCCGCGAACCGCACGGGCACATCGAAGGCGAAGCTCGCGCGTACCGGAACGCCCATCGCCGGTGCCCGGTCGAGCACGATCCAGCCCCCCGGCTCGACCGCGAACCCCTGCGTCGCCACCCCGCCGACGCTTAAGCCGACGCTGCCCGCCACCGGCCGGGTAATCCGCCGCACGACCTCGCCATAGCGGCGGACCAGCGCGAACCGCCGCGTCGCCCCGTCGCCGCTGCCCAGCAGCTCGTCCACCCCCTCGCTGTCGAACGGATCGCGCAAACGGAACGCCCGCGCCCGCCCCATCCGCGCGCGAAAGAAGCCGAGCAGTTCCGCCATTTCCGCTTCGCCGCGCACGCCCGGTCCCACGTCATAGGTGGTCAGCGCTCCCGCCCACTCGGCCTGCCGCTGCTCCGCCCCGCCCGCCGCGGTCAGGACCGCGGTCGACCAGCCCGGAGTCACGCTTGCCTCCCGCCCCAGCGCCAGCGGGAACAGTACGTCGTCGAACGCCTGCACACCATCCTCCCCATCGAAGTGAACAAAGCCGTCGCGCAACAACTGGGGCAGCGCCCACAAATAGGCCCGTGCCACGCCCCGGTGCCGCGCAGCCCCGGCGGCGGCATCGATCGCCGCCCACTGCCCCGCCTGCTCGGGCCTGAGCACGAACCCCGCCAGATATTCCTGCCGCCCCGCCGGATAGCCGAGCCGCGCGGTAGCCGCCGCCACCCCGGCCCGCGTCGCCGCGGTGTCGCCCGCGACGACCCAGTCGTAATCCTCCAGCTGGAGCACATCGAACGCCGGGCTCGCCCAGCCGACCGGCATGTTCATCCGCCGCACCTCGGGCGCCTCGGCGTCGAGCACGGTGGGCAGGTACGTCAGCAGGTACGTCGTGCACCCGCCCGCCCCCGCCGCCGCCCTGGCCGCCCCCGCCAGCGCGACCGTCGACGCCGCCAGCAACGCCCCCGCCCGCTCCAGCGTCGCGATCTCGGCCGCGGATTTGCTCCCCGCCATGCTCGCGATCGCCACCGGCGCCAGCGCCGCCATGGCCGCCGCATCATACAGGCACGGCCGCCGCCCCTCCGGCTGCACCCACCACCACGGCTCGCCGACCTGGAAGTGGACCGGCAGCCCCGCCGCCACCGCGATCCCGACGAACGCCGCCGCCACCTGCCGCAGATACGCCATCGCCCCCGCGTGCGCCGGGCTGAGCAGCGTCGACGGCGGCTCCCACCCGGTCAGCGCCGGCGCCCCGTCCGCGCTCCGCTGCTTCCAGTCCCCCCAGCAATGCCCGTCGAGCAGCTCGTAACTCAGCGACCACGTCACCCCGAGCCCCAGCGCCGCTACCCTTGTCGCGAAGTCGCGATGCCAGGCCGCCGCCGCCCGGTTGAGCACCCCACCCTTCAGGCTCACGAAGAACCCGCCCCCGGCCGCCTCCAGCCGGAAATAGTGGCTCATCCCGACATAATGGACGATCCGCCCGCGATAGCCGAGCTGGAGCACGTTGCGCAGCACCCGCGCCGGCGTCAGGTGGTACTCGTCGTCATAGCCGCTCGCGATCCCCAGCCCATGTTCGGGCACCACGACATCGCCGATCGCCAGCACCGAACCCGGCCCCTCGCACGCGATCCCGCTCAGCTCGACCCATCCTTCCGCCGGCTCGGCCAGCGGTGCGTCGGCACCGTCATGCCCGGACGGCACCAGCGACACGAACATCCGGTCGACGTCCCCCGCCCAGACCGGATCCGCGTCCTCCGGCAACCGGAACCCACCCACCACGGCCGCGAAGTCGATCGCGACCTCCGCGTCCTCGGGCGTGCCGACGGCATGGTTCCACAACCGCACGAACCACGCCCGCTTCTGCCCCTCAGCGTCCCGCCCTTCGATCGTCAGCACCGGGCCGTTGACCGCATCCAGCGCCCTCACGCCTTCCGACCGCCACCGGAACCGCAACCGGCAGTCGCGAAAATCGCGCGCGGTCTCGTAGGCGAGCAGCGGATGATCCCACCGATCCTCCGCCTCCCAGATCAGCCCCGCCAGATCGTCGCGCTTGTAAAACACGCAATCCATCCGCAGCGCATCCGGAGCCGTGGTGGTCACCGCCGCCATCATCGGCCGCGGGAAATTCACCGTCCAGAACCGCGGATCGAACCGCGACACCACGCCCTCCGCCTGCACCGTACGCTCCCGCGCCAGCCACCAGCCCATCCGCCCCTCCCTGGAATCGTCACCCACGCCCCACCCGTCACCCCAACGCAGGCTGGAGTCGCTCCCGAAGGCGCACACCATCACCGCAAGCGATCCCAGCCTGCGCCGGGATGACGAGAGGCGGCGTCACTCCTCGGCCAGCGCCGCCCGCACCGCCCGCGCCACCTGCCGCGCCGATTGCCGCAGCGCCCCCGCCGCCTCGCCGCCGCCACCCGTGTTGACGGTGATCGCCACCCGCACCTCGCGCGCGCGCGGCAGCCCTGCCTCCACCCGCCCCGCCGCGGTCGGCACGAACATCTCCGGCCCCCGCTCGCCGACCAGATACGGCCGCCCCGGCGCGACCGGCCCGCCCGTCGCCCGCCCCGGCAAGCCCGACAACCCGGCCAGCAGCGTCCCCAGTGTCCGCCCCAGTCCACCACCTCCCGCGACCTCGCGCACCCCGGCCTTCAGCGCCGCCCCCGCGATCGCATCCATCGCACGCAGCCCCGCCCCCTTCAGCTCGTCGAACCCCAGCCGCCCCTGCCGCACCGCGCCCAGCAGCGACCGCTCGATCGCCCGCCCGGCCCGGTCGCCCGCGCCGCCCAGCGTCCCCTCTAGCAGCTGGCGCATGTCCGCCACCTCGCGCCGGAACCCCGCCGTATCGACGCGCAAGGCCACCACCTCGTCCTCATCCATCCGGAAACGCCTCCTGCAATCGCGCCACCAACACCGCATCCGCCGGCGTCGCGTCCTCATCCCCCACCAGCGCGGCCACCACCGCCGCCAACTCCGCCGACGTCGCCGCCCAGAAAACGTCGGGGCTCCACCCCAGCACCGCCCCCGCCATCCCCGCCAGCTGCGCCGCCCGCTCGGCGAAGCCGGTCACCGCCCCCGCACCACCTGGCTCAGCAGCGCCCGCACCGCCGGCATCGCCGCCGCCAGCCCCGCCTCGACCACCGCCTCCCCCAGCCGGTCGCGCGTCACCCCTTCCGGCGGATCGCGCAGGCAATGCCAGAACAGCGCCACGATCTCGGCCAGCCTCAGGCCACCCTCCGCCGCCCGCTCGACCAGCGCAAACAGCGACCCCAGTTCACCCTCCGCCGCCACCAGCGCCGCGAACGAGGGCCGCAGCACCAACATCTCGCCCGCAACGCGCACCCCGGCCTCACCGCGGAGAGGATTGGGCGCGCTCATGCCGCCACCACCGCGCCGGAACTTTCCAGCGCCAGCGTGTAGGTGCGCTCCCCGTTGAAATCGCCCGCGTAATCCAGCCGCGTGACCAGGAACCGTCCGGTCATGTGATCCCCCGACTCAAAGCTCAGCCGGTAATCGTCCAGCGTTCCCGCCAGCGCGCTGGCCTTGATCCGGGCCTCCGCCGCCGACCCGGTGAACACGCCCGCGCCCGACACGCTGACCGATCGGACCCCCGCCCCGCCCAGCAGCTGTCGCCACCCGCCCGAATCCTTGTTCGTGACGACCACCGCCTCGCCGTTCACCGACAGCTGGGTGGTCCTCAACCCCGCCACCGTCGCAAAGCTCGGCTGCGCCGCGCCGTCGCCGACCTTCAGCAGGAACGCCGATCCCTTCTCCACACCCATCACCCGATCTCCCTATTGCACCCGGTACATCCGCACCCGCATCTCGATCGCCGCGGTCCAGCGCAGGCCGCCTCCTGCGCGAGCATCGCCCCGCCGGATCCGCGTCGCGCCCACCTGTCCCGCGATCAGCCGCCACCCGCCCTTCAACTCGGGCGGGGTCGCCACCATCGCGCCCTCGACGCCGGCGAGCAGCTGCCACAGCCGCTCGGGCCGCTCCCCCTCGTCGTGGAGCAGCACGGTCACCCGGCCCTCGCGCCCTTCCGTCCCCGATGCGTCCCAGCTGCGCAGCAGCGGCAGCTCGACCACGGCATGCGGCACCGCCGCCCGCACCGGCGGCGCGTCGAACGCGCGAAGGCCCGTCGCCGCGACACCCGCGACCAGCGCCTCCTGCAAGGCCGCCCCCGCGCTCATGCCGACAGCCTCATCACCCGGAACGGCCGCCACAAGGCGGCGACCGCCGCGGGCGGCGTCTCGGCACGCCCGCGATCCTCGAACAGGTACTGGACCAGCATCGCCACCCCGTGGCGCACCGGCGCCGGCACCGCAGCCCAGTCACCCCCCTCCCGCGCCACCCACACCCGCCCGCAGAAGCGCTCGGCGGTGACGATCGCCGCCGCCGCCAGCCTCTCCACCAGCGCCTCCTCACCCGCAGCGCCCGTCCGCATCAGCGCCCGCGCCGCCGCCGCCGCCGCACTCACCGCGGCGGCAGGCAATTCGTCGTCCATACACCTCTCCCTCCGAAGCTCGCCCTCACCCTCCCGCGGCTACGCCGCTCCTTCCCTCTCCCGCCGGGAGAGGGAAAAGACGCCGAAGGCGGCGAAGGGTGAGGGCGATTCGATCACGCCGCCGCGAAGCGCATCAGCTTGATCGCTTCCGAATTGCTCACGCCCCCGCCCACGCGCCGGGTGGCGTAGAAGGTGACGAACGGCTTGTTGGTGTACGGATCGCGCAGCACCTGCGTCTCGCTCCGCTCGGTGACCAGATACCCCTCGCGGAAGTTCCCGAACGCGATCGCCAGCGCGTTGGCGGCGATGTCGGGCATGTCCTCGGCCTCCACCACCGGATAGCCGAGCAGCGTCGCCGGCTGGCCCTGGCTCAGCGACGGCTGCCACAGGAATGCGCCGTCCGCGGTCTTGAGCTTGCGCACCCGCGCCAGCACGCCGCTGCTCATGACAAAGGTTGCCCCCTGCCGGTACGGCGCGCGCAGGGCGTGGACCAGATCGAGCAGCTGCTCGTCCGGCTTGGCCCCGAAATCGCCCGCCACCCCGGTCGGCAGGACCTGGATCGTCCCGAACGCGCGCGCGGCATCGCCCGTCGTCGCCACCGGCCCGGCCAGGAACCCCTTGGGCCGGTTGACGCCGTTGCCGCCCACGAACGCCTGCCCCTCGGCGCGGGCGAACTCGCGGGCGATCTCGTCCGCCAGCCACGCCTCGACGTCGAACGCCGCATCGTCGAGCATCGCCTGGCTCGCCGAAGGATTGGCATAGAGCTCACCCATCGGCGGCGCGATCTCCGCCATCGTCGGCGTTCCCGTCTCGGGTCGCGCGGCAGTCTCCCCCGCCCAGCCCGACGGCGTACCACCGACGGCGACGAGCTTGCGGTACCCCGCCGTCCCCACCTGCACCACGTTGGCGATGCCGCGGATCGGCGACAGGCCCTTCAGCGTCCGCCCGATCTCCGCATCGATCTCGCGCGGCACCGCATAGCCGCCCGCATCCCCCGTCACGCCGGTGAACGCCTTCAGCTCGACAGTATTGCCGGTCCGCACGAATCCGTCGAACCCGGCATCCTTCACCGCCCGTGCGCCGCTCAGCGCCGGGCGTTCGATCACGTCGCTCATACATTCTCCTCTTGATAAACCCTGTCGATCCGCGCGGCCGGCTGCATCGGCACCGCCACCAGGCTCACCTCGATCAGTTGCACCCGGATCAGCTCGCGCGCCCGCCCCCGCGCCACGGCGAGCGGCCGGTATCCCACCGACAGCCCCGCCAGCGCCCCCGCCCGCACCGCCGCCGCCAGCGCGGGTGCGTCGACGCGGCCCCCGACGCGCAAGCCCCGCGCATCCTCCCCGATCGCCTCGATCACGCCGACCGCGCCTCCGCGATGCTGGCACAGCAGCGGCACCACCTGCGCCCCGGCAAAGGCCCCCGTGCGGAACACGTCCCCCGCCCGGTCCACCCGGTCCCAGACCGCGGCATAGCCCTCGAACCGGACGCTCATGGCCGCGCCTCCCACCCCATCCGCACCGCGATGGCGGCGAGCACCAGCGCGCCGACCACCTTGAGCAGCCACCCCCACACCAGCCGCCACGCCGAGCGGCGCGCGTACCGCCACGCCCCCAGCAGCTCGCGCAGCTCCGCCATGTCCGCCCGCGCCGCCTCGTCGCTGAGGCCCGCCCGCGCCAGCGCCCGCGTCGCCGCCTGCTCGCCCGCCTCCTCCGCGATCGCGCGCAGCGTCACCAGGTCCGCGCGGCCGTCGGCGGCCTGCGCCAGCAGCTGCGCCAGCACCTGCCCGCTCATGCTCCGATCCCCAGCCGCTCGCGCTTCTCCTCCGGCGACAGGAAGTCGGCCGCGCTCACCATCGACCACAGCCGCTCGCGGTCCTCCGCCATCGCCGGCACCCGGTCGAGATCGACCCGCAAGGTCGCCTCGCCCAGCCATCCCGCCAGCCCCTGCGCGATCCCCGTCAGGATCGTGTCGGCGAGCGGCAGCACCGCCAGCCGCCACAGCGCCCGATTGGCCTCGCGGTAATTGGCATAGGTCGCATCGCCCGGCAGCCCGAG